ACTTATTGGCCACAGGAACCAGTTGATGCTATGGAGTTGTTGCCCTTTCAAGATTTGCGCAAGCGGCTTGAGAAAGAAGGAGCAGATTTTAATAGTGTTGAATTTAAGGATTTCATCCGCGACTTGATGGCTATCATCAAAGAAGTTGCAGGTGGCTTCGCAGAATTCAAGAATTTGACTCAGCAAGTTTATCCTGATTACTTTGAAAAGGCATTCGGTGAACGCCCTGCAGGTTGCCCGCGCGATGCATCACTTGTATTGTTGATCCAACTCTACGAGAAGGCCGGCGGCACATACAAGTATGTACCTAAGAGCCTGCTCACACGATATAAAGAGAACAACAAGAGTATGTGGCAATGCCTCAGCAAAGAAAAGAGGGGGTTGTTCCAATGACTCAATATCTTTATATCGGCGTTGTCTATGGCAAAGTAAAGCCGGGAATTAGCGGTAAACTTAGTTCACGCATTAAATCGTATGATAAGGGAAATAACAATCCTGTCTTTCATGAGATTTATGTCGCCAGAGAAGGTTATGATGAACATGTAGTAAATTGCGAACGATATATTAACCGTCAGTTGTTCCCGTATCTTGAAAATCCGCAGAACAACAGAACGCCTAGCGAATATGTAGATCCACAATTTTCTCATATCGATACTATCTATGTAAGAACTCTTGTTGAAGATAGGATTAAATCACATCCACTAAAGATGTATAGATTGAAAAGGACCTTTCTACCTATCACTAGGTATAATGCTAAGACAATCGAAGAGGGTATTAAGCACTTCCCCGAGAAGTACCTAGAACCCGTGTAAGTTGTTGTTTTTACGCAACATAAAGGCGTTGTAAGTTATTGATTTATAACGCCTTTTTTATGGCGAAAAATTGGATAATTTTGGCGAAAAAGGCTTGACTTTGGGTACCCAAGGGACTATAATTAATACATAGAGTTGAGAAAAGGGAAGAGAAATGAAAATCGAAACAGCAATCAAAGTGATCCAAAAAGATGCAGAATTTTTGGGTTTGGGCTTCTTGGAAATGATGCAGTTTATTCAGACTAGCCCGTTAGCCCAGACGCAAGAAACAATGAAAGCATATCGTGTCGTTATGGCCGAAGGTGCTAAGATGTTTGCTAAGGCTTGACATTGGTCCTGCAAGGTACTATAATAGTTATATCGTAAGTTGATTAATTGGAGATGAGTATGTCAACAGTTCGTATTTTAAATGGGTCTTATCGTAACACTCAAGTTGTTGATCAGATGTTTACTCTGGTCAAGGGCTTTCAGTCAGGTAAGAAAGGTAACTATGTCACGGTGCGCAACGAGGGCCAGTTCCCTGAGTTTAGCGGCATCGATACAGTCAAGGTAAAGGTAGATTCAATGAATGATATTGAGTTTGTAGGTGGTGCTGTTGCGAAAGTGCCCAGTACTAAGCAAGTTGCTGTGACCCCTGTAGAAACTGACGAGGAAGCAATCGCACGTATTCGCACACGTTTTGCGATTCTTGATGAAATGTCAGCGGCTACTACTAAGGGTGGTATTCGCGCAATGATCGTATCAGGTCCCCCGGGCGTTGGTAAATCGTTTGGTGTTGAACAGCAGTTAGAGAAAGCGGCTATGTTTGACAAGATTGCAGGTCGTCCTCTCAAGTTTGAGATTGTCAAAGGTGCTATGACAGCACTGGGTCTCTATGCTACATTGTTCAAGCATAGTGACAAGAACCACGTGTTGGTGTTCGATGACTGTGACAGCGTGTTGATGGATGATCTCGCGTTGAACATTCTCAAGGCCGCACTTGATAGTGGCAAGCGCCGCAGAATTTACTGGAACAGTGATTCTAGCATGTTGCGCCGCGAAGGTATCCCTGACAGTTTCGACTTCAACGGTTCTTGTATCTTCATCACTAACATCAAGTTCGATCACTTGAAGAGCAAGAAGTTGCAGGATCACTTGGAAGCGTTGCAGTCACGTTGTCACTTTCTTGACTTGACTATTGATACGGAGCGTGACAAGATGTTGCGTATCAAACAGGTGCATCAGGATACTGATGGTGGATTGTTTCGCGATTACTTTTTCGAGAATGATGAAGGTGATCAAGTGTTGCAATTCATGTTTGACAACAAGGCCCGATTGCGTGAGTTGAGTATGCGTATGGCACTCAAGATCGCTGATCTGGTAAAGATCAGTCCCAACTGGAAGATGTTGGCTGAGAACACGGTCATGAAGCGGGCATAACGACTCATCTCCGTAACCCGCGGATTGAAGAGGCCCAGAAATGGGCCTCTCCTTTTTGTTTGAAATATTTACTACAGTCTTATATAATATTGTGATGATACTATTATCCAAGCGAGAACATTTATTACACTATATGCTTCAAGGGTATGTTCACTTGAGCAAAAAGGATTATGGTTTCTTCAACAATCTACAATACATCATTAAAACAAATAATCGTGTAACCACTAATCAAAATAAATTGTTTGAAAAGTTACTGACAAAGTATCAACGACAACTAAAGAAATTGGGACATAAAGTAGAGGACCTTATTGGTGTCAAGTGGGAAGTAGAAGTGGTGACGAGTGCCCAAGAATACTTAACTGCATATATTCAGGTAACTGAAGGTGACATTCATATTCGCACCCCTTTCGATACTAAGTTCATTCAATCATTCAGAAATCTAAATGACAATAGTTTCTTATGGCATAAAGATAAAAAGGTATATGTATCACCTTACAATACATATGCATTGAAATCTGCCATCATGTTGGTTAACAAACATTTCGATAATATCACTTATTGTGATGAGACTAGTAGGCTATTAGATACCGTTAAAGAATATGAATCACTAAGTTGGACTCCTACTTTACACAAAATAAATGATATGTATTTGATAACGGCTATCAATAATTATCTATACGAGGCTATCAAACATATCACTCTCAATAATGATCCAAAAACACTATTAGAATTATCAACACATGGTATAGCCATATCTGACGATATCGTACAAGATAATTCATTACTGACATTTGCAAGCGCATACGATGCAGTAGTAGATTTAGATTGTTTTGATCAGGTTGCTGAATGGTTAAAATTACTAGGTATAGAGCATGTCTTTACGTCCAAAGAAGTCATATATAATAAAGAAATCAGTAACTCTATCAAAGTAGCATTATTGAAACATGGATTGACATGTAGCCCACTGGGATCAACTGACCATACTAATGCAGTACTATTAAAAACTAACACTATGACTAGTACAGCAACTTATCATCCTAAAAGAATGAACAAGATTATACATTTAACAAATAGCAGGCCTATAGAGGTACGATGAGAGAAGCAAAAATCATAATCAAAGATGAAGTAAACTGCAAGATCGAAGGTCTTGAGTTAGACTGCCGCAAAGCATTGATGCGCAAGTTCGAACACGAAGTACCCGGCGCACGTTATCTGCCCGCGGTACGCCTCGGTAGATGGAATGGTAAGGTCAGTTATTGTAGCCTAGCGGGTAGCACATACATCAATCTGATACCTGATATCGTTCCCATATTACAAGAGTATGATTATGATATCGAATTGGTTGATATGCGTGAATATCAAACTACTTTCGAATTTACTCAAGTGTCCATGGATTCGTTTTCCGATAAGGTATGGCCCAAAGGTCACGTTGAAGAGGGCAAGCCTATCATGTTGCGCGATTATCAGGTAGATATCGTCAATAACTTTTTAAAGAACCCGCAGTGTATTCAAGAAGTAGCGACAGGTGCAGGTAAAACGATCATGACCGCGGCTCTAAGTAAATCAGTAGAGCAATATGGGCGTAGTATTGTCATCGTACCAAACAAAAGCCTTGTTGTACAGACTGAAGCAGACTATATCAATCTTGGATTAGATGTTGGTGTATACTTTGGTGATCGCAAAGAGTATAACAAGACACATACTATCTGTACTTGGCAAAGTCTTAACAATCTGTTAAAGACTACAAGAGCAGGTGAAGCAGAGATCAACATCAAAGAGTTTATCGAAGATGTTGTTTGCGTCATGGTAGACGAGGTGCATATGGCCAAGGCTGATGCATTGAAATCACTATTGACTGGACCTTTCAGTCATATTCCTATTCGTTGGGGACTCACTGGAACTATACCTAAGGCTGTGTATGAGCAAGTGAGTTTGCTTGTTAGCCTAGGCCCTGTCATCGGTAAACTCAGCGCGGCTGAATTACAAGAGAAGGGTGTGTTGGCACAATGCCATGTGAACATTGTTCAATTGAAAGACGGTGTTGAATTCTCAAACTACCAAAGTGAATTGAAACATCTATTAGAAGATGAAAAAAGATTAGACAAGATCAGTCAATTGATTGATAAGATCAAAGATAGCGGAAACACTTTAGTGTTGGTTGATCGCGTCAATGCAGGACGTGAATTGATATCACGTATACCAGATAGCGTGTTCATATCAGGCGAGACTAAACTAACCGAGCGCAAAGAAGAATATGATGAAATTAAAGTAAGCGCCAATAAAGTTATTGTTGCTACTTATGGGGTAGCGGCTGTAGGCATCAACATACCTCGCATATTTAATTTGGTATTATTAGAGCCAGGTAAATCTTTTGTTAGAGTTATTCAATCGATAGGTAGGGGAATTCGTAAAGCAGAAGATAAAGACCACGTAGAGATTTGGGATATCACAAGCGATTGTAAATTTGCTAAACGTCACTTGACGCAACGCAAAGCATATTACAAGGAAGCAAAGTATCCATTTACTCTAGAAAAACTTGACTATTGAACAGGAGTGTTGTAAAATAGCAACATGAGAATTTTAACATTAGATAACAAATATTACAATCTGGAAACATTACCAGATGAGATCGATGATCTACGATTTGCGATACTTGATAACAGCAATCCACAAAACGTTGACTATTTCTATATACCACTGATTTTTGTTGAGAGTTTCAACAGCGCGGCATTGGTATTGAAGATAGGCGACAAGACTATCAAGATGCCATTAGATTGGCAGATATTGATTGGTGAAAAAGAACATGGTGACTTAGAGACATTGCCATTAAGCAGTCTTAATGATCGCGGGTTCAACGCATTTGAATTTAACCCATTGAGTTCGTTTAGTCCTAGTTTCATGCCTATCGAAATCGTAGACATATATCATGATGTCACTTGGTATGCACCTAGATTGCGTAACGGACAGTTCTTGTGCGTACCTATCGATGATGGTCCTGAACCCCGTTGTGTATATTTCGTCAAGGAGATCAGCAGGAATTGCGAGATCGTAGATTACAATCAAGTTTTTTAATGAAAGGAAACGTATAATGGCAACTTGGAAAGTAGAACCAACATGGAAGAAATCAATTATTGAGCGTAATTACCTCAGTAAAGATGGTAACACAGTTATGATAGAAACTGGCTGGCGATGGGGAGAGTTTACAGTTGAAACTGAAGATGACAATCCTCCTAACATTGAAGCAGGTGTAGATATCTATGACTGCGGATATGAAAGTGAATTAGTTGAAACTAATGATGGTTGCTGGGAAGAACATGACTTTGATGAATGTGATGATGAAACACAAGAATGGTTAGAAGAATTCTTTGAAGAAGGTAATAGTTGGTTAGACCTCGAATGTGATCATGGTTGGTTGCAAGATGAATGCGAGATGATCATCGATTGTGACCTCAAGATCACACGCATCAATGAAGATGGTACTGAAGGCGAGTCATTTACAACAGGCGGGGATGAAGAGCCTAAAGAAGCGATGAAGATTGGACCAGGCGCACCGTGGCCCTTTGATAATGTTAAAAAGGAAAACGAATGAGATTTTTTAAAAATTGGTTCGCTAAGATGTGTCGTGAGGCATGGGAAAATAGCCGAGTTGTAGAAGTCGCACCTTCTACAAAAGCATCAAGGTCTATTGACAGTAGTGGTATGAATTTCACTGTATATCGTGCAAATGGTGGTCACGTTGTAGAAACTAGACAGTATGACAGGAAGCGTGACGAGAATAATAATAGCCTGCATATCATCACCGATGACAAAGACTTGGGTGAAGAGATCGGTAAGATCATCACATTTGAACGACTGAAGGCATAACATGGCTAAAGCAAAGGTATCAGCAGACGAGAAGTTTGAGAAACAGGATTTTGATCTGTTTGAAGCCTTATCGGCTATTGACAACAAAGACTATGGATACTATGATCGTTTAACGGATGAGCAGAAACAGAAGTTTAATCCCTTTATGTTGATCAAGTGGATCACATATATCAAGGGCAAGACTGAAGCACAGCAGTACTATGTGTTAGCCAATAATGAATTCGCTAACAAATATATGTTCAACGAGATCGTCGGTAAGCATCCTAAATTACAATGGTTGATGTTGTGTTCAGCAAGCCCTAAGTTAGGCAAACAATTCCGTCAATGGATACCTCAGATAAGCGAACGTGTTAGTAAACTCAAAGACAATGCCAAACTAACCGACATACGTGAATACTATAGCAAGATATATCCTAAGGCTGATAAAGAATTAGTCGATGAGATATCGAAACTTTACGTAGCAGAACATAAAAAGAAAGTATACCTTGCACAAAAATTTCCAGAGATGAATTTCGATGACATTGAAGCACTTAGTAATTTCGTCACAGAAGATGACATCCAAAAATACGAAAAAGAACACGGCAACTGAACATAGTTGTGAATTTTGTGGTCGCTCTTTTATCAGAGAGAACACAATGCTCAAACACCTATGTGAGACGAAGCGTAGGTGGCAAGATCGTGACAAGCATGGTAATCGTATAGGGCATAATGCGTTCATGCAGTTCTACAGTAAGCACAGCAGGAAAGCAAAGAAAGACTACATGGAATTTGCGAAAAGCGCATATTACACTGCCTTTGTTAAGTTTGGTAACTATTGTGTAGAAGCACAAGTATTGAATCCTAGCAGATATGTAGACTGGCTATTGAAAGAACAGATTAGCATAGACAGTTGGAATCGTGACACTAACTATACTAAGTTTATCATTGATTTTTTAAAGTCAGAAGATCCATTAGATGCAATCGCACGTAGCATTGAGACATGCATAGTATTAGCCGAAACTGATAAGATTCAGAATAAAGATGTGTTGAGATACGGTAATCGTAACAAAATATGCTTTGAGATTACGAAAGGAAAGATAAGTCCATGGATGCTATATCATAGTACTAGCGGGTTAGAATTTCTAGGTAGCCTAGATTCTACACAAGAAAAAATGATCTTTGACTATATCAACCCAGAACAGTGGGCTATCAAATTCAAGCGTTCTCAAAATATCATAAATGAAGTCAAGGAGTTGTTGAATGTCGCAGGGTACTAAAGTCAGGCTTGAATGGCGCGACGGACGTAACAACACCGAGATGTGGAATGAAATTTGTGCGTGGTGTATAGATCAGTATGGTTTACCGGGTGGTAAATTCGAATGGCATCCCGATACGGATTACATGGATTTTTATTTCTATGATAATAAAGATGCTGTTCACTTTGAATTAAGATGGGGATAGATTGAATCAAGTGACTCTTTATATCGACTCTATGAAGACTATAGAAATAGTACATGAATTAAAAAAGATAGGTTGGGTACAGAATGT